TGTCATTCCAGCTCCAGATTTTGTTGGTCGATAATTACCACCTTTACCAGTAGTTTTTCTTATAGGATTTTCTCTACTCATTAGCTCTTACTTGTTTTTTGACTTCTTCTAAAAGCTGCAGCCGTAGGTGCTCCTTTACTTCCTGGTTTTCTTGGCTTTCCGCCTCTTTTTCTTTTTTGATGGATATTATACCAAAGACCTTTCTTTGCCATTCTTCCACTTTTTGTTTTATGCATGCCTTTTGTCATGTTTTCTCCTTTTTTATACTACACCAACCGCACTTAAGCAGTCAGGGCAATTCTTTCTAAATCTTGTATGAGTACCACAATGTAATACTACTTCTTTTTTTTCTTCTGCAGGAGCTTCTTCCAAAACTACTGGTTCTTCTTTTTTAGGAGTGAATAAATTTTTCACCCAATTTATAAAACGTTTAATCATTACTTAATTTGACACCCTACTTTTTTACCTTTAAGGACTGCACCACCAGATTTATAACCTCTGTTTAATTCTCCAATAACTCTTCTTTTCTCAGCTCTATCTGCTGCATCAGGGTGTCTTCTTGCATCGATTCTACCCATTTCTTCTAGTAAGTTAGCTC